AGTCTTCCTAATATATCTCTCGCAGTAGAACTTTTGTTCGCCAGTATAGCGATGTTTGAATTTGGATTAAATAAAGCGTAATGTAAAAGATAAGAAATTGTTGTTGTTGATTTACCTGATTGTCTAGGTAGTTTACAAATGGTAAATCTGTTATCGTGTATTGTTTGTACGATATTTTTTTGAAAGTCATACATATTAAAAGGAACCAAACCTTCATCAAGTGATACAATTCGCACATAACTTGTCATAAAGTAAATAGGATCATTCGCACACTTTTGATATTCTTTTATTTGTTCTTCAGTAAACTCAACAGGTGTGTTTACTTTTTTTAGGTTAGGATTTCCTAAGTATGCTTCATTACTCATTTACAATTGCCTCTATATGTGTATACCCAAGTCTTTTTGCTTGTGTAACTCTTTGATTACCTTTCTCTACACTATATAGTTTTTCTTTATAGTGTTTACCGCCGGCACCATATCGTTGTGTAGGATTAATCTTATGTTTAAATACTTCAATTGGGTTATTCATCATATCTTTTATATCTTCTACACCATCAGTTAATTTAGGATTATAATTTTCGTAATAAAGATTATAAGTTAAATCACTTATCTTTAGTGTCGTCTTTTTTGGGTGTGATGTCTTTGACTTTAGTATCTTCATCTTTCTTCAACATCTTTTGTAACTCTGCTGTAGAGCCAACAAAAAGAGCATTCTTTATATTTTGATTTGCTGTTTTAGGAACTTCTTTTAAGTCTTTAAGTTTTTTTTGTAAGTCTTGTAACTTGTCAACAGTTTGTCCTACTTGTCCTATCAATTGACCAGCAACTTCGTAAGCTCTAGGGTGTTGTCCTTCTCTCGCAATATCCAGTATACCTTCAATCGCTTCTTGGCCTCGTTCAATTAGATTGTAGTAATTTTCTCTGCTGTATTTGTAGTCGTTATCTACATCAGCCTTCTCGTTATCTTCTCTACGTGGAACTACAGGTTTAAAGTCTTGTTTGACTATTTCTTTTTTAGGCTCAGGTTCATTAATACCTAATATTTCATTTACCTTATCTTCTAATTTTGACATAATATAATACTATTTATTCGTCACTATCAGTCGTTGTGCTGTAACTCTTTCCGTCTGTATGTGATGTAATTGTTGTAGTAAAACCAAAATCATCATCAGCGTCTGCGCTAGTTGGATTAGGAACTACTATAATTCTTTCTTCTCTTGCTTTGTTTGTTGTATCTGTGTCTGAATATAAATCAGTTTGTACTTCTTTAATAACCTTGGAAGTATTTGCTGGACCAAATAGATAAGTCTTCGCAGTAAAACCTAAAGTATATACTACGGCTCTTCTTTGTGAAAAATCACCACTATAACTATCTTCATATTGAACACTATTTAAAACTATTGGTACATCTCTTTTTATATTTAATTCAGGTATGGCATTTACAGTCACTGTATAATCAGGTTGAAAGAACGGTAATATTTGTTCAATAATTTGTAGTCCACCTTCTGCTGTTGCTGTAAATGAATATAGATTGTAAGATATATTATAAGGGACTGGTGTGTAATTATAATTTAATACTTTTCCGTCTGCACCTGTTTTAACAGTTTTGTATTTTTGTATTCTTGTTAACTTACGAGTACCATCATATGTAATACCAGTAATCTCAAAACCCATACGAGGTAAAGTAATAGAAAATTCTCTTTCATCTAAAGAGGGTTGTTGATCTAATCTAGTTAAAAATTTTTCTTTTGGAGCATATGCTAATGGAACTCTAATTGTTTGTACAACATTATCACTAGAGTCTTTTCTTTTAATTTGTATGTTGTTAAAGATTTGACCAAATGCGATGGTCATTCTTCTCATACTTTCGTTATAAAAATATCTTCCAAACATCTAAAAATCTATATCTCCAAATGGGTTACGTTCTGTGAAATCTATTATATCGTCTGCAGTTGACGCTGTATCAAAACCTGCTTCTGTATCTAAATCTAAATTATCAGCATATAATGATTGAGTTTGTATATTATAAGTTTCTAATAACATATAATTACTTTCACCATCTGCTGCATCGTTCTCTAATAATAAAGCGCCGTCTTCGTTTTCTAAACTAACTTGATGTGCTAATTGGTCTAATGTATATGTATCTTCTGCCGCATCAATATCAGTAACACCTGTATCTAATCTTTCTGATGAGTATTCCCAACGAGTACAAACTAATTTGTAAACTGGTAAATTACTTAATTGAAAAAATGGCTCTTGATCTTGTACAAATTTAATCTCAAAAAAACTATTCATTAAAGGCATATAAAGTATATCGCCTTCATTAGGTCTTCCTTCTTTTATTAAAGTAGTATTACTATCTACAACTTCATCAAATCTTCTTTTAGCAACCATAAAGGTTGTATCTTCTCTAATTTCTAAACCAAATTTGTTTATAATTTCTTGTTCACCAGCAAAACCTTCTGTGGTTTCCATATACATTTCAACCATATGTGCTGTATTAAATTTAGATAAAGAATCTTCACCTAATATAATATCTCTATTGATTAATGTTCTTGGAAGATAGTAAATATCTTGTCCGTAGATTTTCAAACCCTCTATGATTATATCTTCATAAAGTCTTTGTTCTTCGGAACTTCCTATGCCCTTACCTTGTTGAAAATAGTGGTTGACGGCCATAGCATTATCCTATCATCATTGCTGGATTTAATTCGTAACTTGATCTTATTTCTTGTTCTAGTTTTTCTATATCAGATAAAGCTTCTGAAAATATTTGTTGTCCGTTTAATGAAACGCCACCGATCATAGCGACCCCATTGAATTTAGATAAATTTGCGCCCCATTGTTTTTTAAATAATGAAGTCACATATCTTTTTAAGTATAAGTCGTTATATACGTCTGTGTAAGTATCAGGATCTAATTTTCTATAACACTCTATAACAAGATACTCACCAACTTGTAAATCGTTTTTCCAATCTTGGTCTATGTAAAGTCTATTATCGTGTTGATTAAATCTTAATGGTTTTTCACCAACTAGAACGTGGTCTAAAAAATCTAAATGTCTTAATACAACATCATAGTTAATAATTGATGTTGAAGAAAAATCATATAGATCATTTAATCTTAATTGGTATCTTACATCAAATAAGTTTAGATTACCTTTATTAGAGAATGGGAATAAGTTAATTACAGATACAACACTTTCTGGTACAACGATAAAACCATTGCCTTCTTTCCAAGAAGTAGTTACAGAATTTTTAGTAACTGATTCTGATGAATCAGCATTTATTCTATCGTAATCAGCCTGTGTGTATTGATACTTTAAGTATGTTCTTCTTATACCATCATAGTGATATTGTGCGAAATACTGTAACGCTTCATCAATTCTATCTTCTAATTGGTCGTCATCAGCGTTAATTTCTATGACTGGTTTTCCGAGTGCTCTTAAAGCGTATTGTTTTAACTGTTCTCTAGTTGAAGGTGTTGCCATATAAAGGTCCTTTTAGACTATTTATACCAACAAATATATCAGAAATTAAAGTATTACTTTTTTAATTCTTCTATTTCTAATTTAAGTGCTTTAACTGCTTCAATCAATAAACAAGTTAATCTATCGTATTTAACTGCTTTTACACCATCTGGTCTTGTTGCAACGGCTTCTGGTAGAACTTTCTCAACGTCTTGGGCAATAACCCCAACGTCTTTTTTTCTAACAAAGTAACCATCTTCACCACCTCTTTGGTCAATGTAAGATTGTTTCCAGTTGAACAAAACTCCGTTTAATTTATCAACGGCTTCTAGTGGGTTAGATATATTAGTTATATCTTCCTTAAGAGCAACGTCAGAAGAATAGAAAGCTGTTACATCATTTGTAGCTCTTATTTCTCCAGTTGTTCCTGAGGCTGCTGTACCTACACCAAATGAATCGAATTGTACATCATCTGTTGTATCTAAACTCAAACTTGATAAAGTTGGAGTTGAAACTGTAGCAAAACTAAAAGTTCCACTACCATTTGTTTGTAAAAATTGTCCATTAGTTCCATCAGATATACCTAAGTTTGTCAATGCAAGAGAGATGTTAGCGGAACCATCAAATGATACACCTGCGATATTTCTAGCAGTTTCTAGTGTTGTGGCTGTTGACGCATTACCTGTTACATCACCTGTTAAAGCACCAGCAAATCCTGTTGCAGTAAGTAAACCAGAACTACTGTTGAAAGTTAGGTTAGTTCCTGACTTAGGAGGTAAATCTCCAGTCGCCGCTGTAGTAAAAAGTACATTACAAGAAGTATCTGAACTTTCATCTGCAACTGTCACTGTTGTGGCAATTGCCGCTGTTCCTGATGTATCTTGGTTACCTGCTGTGTTAACACCTGGTAAGTTTATGTTGCCTGTACCATCAAATGATACACCACCAATGTTTCTAGCAGTTGCTAGTGCTGTGGCAGTTGCTGCATTACCTGTACAAGAACCTGAACTTCCTGATGTGTTACCAGTCACGTTACCTGTTACGTTACCCTCAACGTTAGCAACTAATGTACCAGTTGTGATAGTTAAGTTACCTGTTGATGTGTTTGTAGCAGTTGTAGTACCAACTATAAATTTATCAGCACTTTCGTCCCAAGCCATAATAGCATTATCACCTGTACTACCTCTTTCAATTAAGATACCAGAGTCATTTGCGTTTGAACCTGCACCAGAGTTTAATTCTAATAAGTTATCAGATATTGTTGTGTTTGTAGATGCTACTGTTGTTGTAGTACCATTTACAGTTAGATTACCAGCAAGTGTTAAATCATTTGCTGCTATATCTCCACTACCTGTGATTGTTGGACTTGTTAAAGTTTTATTTGTTAATGTTTGTGTTGCTGTTAGACCTACTAATTCTTGAGCACCACCGGCTGTTGAACCGTCGTGTACTCTTAATACGTCTTTTTGCGTATCCAAAGAAAGTTCACCAACAGCGCCAGTGAATGCATCATTTTGCGCAGTTGTGCCTCTTCTTAATTGTAATACTGTTGGCATTTTTCTTTTCTCCTAGTTTTCTTTTTATTTATAATTTATATATAGGCGATTAACTAAAAGCACCTAAATCTAAAGTTTCTGTTGAACCAGCGGGATCCATTAAACTGTATACCGTTGATATTGTTTTTACACCGAAAGCGTCTATTGCAGATGTGAAAGGAGTTTCACCTCCCGCTAAATCTGTATTAGTTGCTCCTGGTATTGTTGTTTGTAAAGATTCATCATAATTAGATAACGAATCAGCGAATGAAAAATTACCAGATCCATCCGTTTTTAAAAATTGACCTGCATCACCATCGCTAAAATTAAATTTGGCAGTAATAGTTTTACCACTAACTGTTGTATCTATACCTAAACCACCAGCAACATTTAATACTTCACTAGCACCTAAACTTATTGATGCTTGAGTTGAACTTTCGTCAGAAACTAATAATGTAGTTGATATTGCTGCTGTTGAAGCATTTGTCAAACGACCTTGTGCGTCAACCGTAATAACTGGTATTGCTGTTGATGAACCATAAGATGCTGCTGAAACAGCAGTATCTGACAATTCACTCGGTCCTATATTTGTAATAGTGTTATTATCAGCGTTAATAGTTTTATTTGTTAAAGTCTGTGATGTACTTGTAAATAATGTATCTATTTGAGATAACGTTACTCTACCCTCAGTACCACCGTCAGATAATAGAATTTGATCGCCTGCTACTAAAGTTGAACCTGTTAAATCAGTAGCACCATCAATATTAACAACAGCTTCAACATTACCAAATTCTAACGCACTAGCACCGCTATTTACTTTTAAAATTTGACCAGCAGAACCAATTGATAATGAAGCCCCTAAACCACCGTGAGTAAGACCTATAAATTCACCCGATTGATATTCAGCTAATCCAGTGGCGTTTCCGCTACCGTCAAAGACTGTTCGTATTGGTGTTTTTACTGACATAATTTTTTTCTCCTTAGTATATTTATAATCTTTTTGTTCTAAAACTCAAATAATTGTGCAGCAGTTTGATTACTACCACTCGCTAAAGTAAATGTTTGATTTTTTGTAAATACAGTAGATGTTGTAGAACCTGAAAACTTGAAAGTTGCAGCTGCACTAGCTAACCCACCAGCGGCAGTAAAAAATGACACATTTCTAATAATAGCTCCACTATCATCAGTAACAGCAAGTTTATCACTACCAATCTTTGAATCTGATGGTAATGTAACTGAAGTACCATCACTAGATATAGTTGCACCCGCCAAATCAATCGTATTACCTGACAAGTATATATCTCTCCATCTTAAAGATGAAGTACCTAAATCATATGTAACATTTGTATCAGGTACTAACGCCGTAGCAAATCTACCTGTTACTGTAATCGTATCACTTGTAGCGTTACCTAAAGTGATATTACCATTTAAATTTGTTGTACCAGTAACTGTTATATTTCCAGATGCTGTAACATTTGCTGCTCTAATATTAGAGTCTGTTATTGATAAATCTCCTGTACTAGCCCCTGTAAATGTTCCTGACCCAAATACAACTTCGTCTGCAGATTCATCATATCCTAAGAAAATATTGTTATCACTACCTCTCTCAATAATGATACCTGCATCGCCTGATGCTGAACCTGTACGTCCGTTTCCTAATTCGATTAATTGATCAGATATTACTGTATTTGTAGTAGCGGCAGTTGTCGTTGTTCCGTTAACTGTTAAGTTACCTGTGATTGTTGCGTTACCACCAACTGATATATTACTATTAAATGTTGCTGAACCAGCATCTGACATATCTAAAAGTAATGCTGTGATAGCAGAACCACCATCATCACCTATAAACTTAATGTCTTTATCCTGTGTAGCAACTTTAATCTCAAAGTCAGTTGAGTTATTTGTAAATCTACCAAATTCTGTTCCTGCGTCTTTTAATATAATGTCAGCGCCATCAGCGTCTAAACTAATATCACCCGCACTATCTAAAGTGATTGTAGTACCTGTAATTGTAGATATAACAGGACTTGTTAATGTCTTATTAGTTAATGTTTGTGAAGCATCATTTAACGTTATGTTAGATGTGTTTGATAAATCAGTTGAAGCAATAGTAATATTACCTGTACCATCAAAACTTTGTCCTGCGATATTTCTAGCAGTAGCCAAAGCAGTTGCTGTATCAGCATTACCAGTTACAGCACCAGTTACGTTACCTTCTAAATTTGCGACTAAAGTACCTGTGGTAATTGTTAAGTCACCTGTACTTGCACCTGTAAATGATCCTGTACCTACTATGAACTTATCAGCACTTTCATCAAATCCTATAAATGCGTTATCAGAGTCACCTCTCTCTAACACAAGACCCATATCATTACCAGGAGTACCTGTTGTACCGTTACCTAATTCTATTAGTCTATCTGTAATTGTTGAGTTAGTAGTTGCGAGTGTTGTAGTAGTACCATTTACAGTTAAGTTTCCTGTAATTACAGCGTTTCTAGTTACTGATAAATCTCTGCCTATTGTTACATCACTTGGTAATCCTATTGTAACTTTATTATCTGTTACAACGGCTTCTATTTCATTTGTAGTACCAGAAAATGTAAGTGTGTCTGTTAATAATGAAACTGTGTCGGTAGTAGATGAATCATCTCTAATAGTTAAATTTGTAGCAACATTTACTTCACTTGCTGCTGTTAAACGACCTTGAGCGTCAACTGTAAAAGTAGGTATAGTTGTTGTTGAACCATAACTACCAGCAGATACCGCTGTATCTGCTAAAAACGAAGCTCCAATAGTATCACCTGATTGATATTCAGCAATACCTGTTGGTACTCCGCCTGTAAATACTAGTCTTATTGGTGTTTTATTTGCCATAATTTATTAAAATGTATATGCCGGATTATTATCATCATAAACTGTTGCTTGTGCTGTAATCGCTGGCGTACTCAATCCTCCTGAATTAGTATATACTTGATTAAAATATTTTACATTGGTATTAAATCTAAAAACAAATCCAGCGGCCACACTATTTAATCCACCAGCATTTGTATATATGCTGACTTGTTTTTTAGGGGCGCCAGATAAAAATATATCTTTAAAACTTTTTGTGATTGAACCTATATCGTGTGTTGCAGTAGAGTCAGGTAATATATCACTACCAACACTCTCAAAGTTAGTAGTATTTGATATTTCGACTATATCATTACCACTACGTTGATATATCTTTTTATCAGTAATGTTTACAGCAACTTCACCATCAGATAAATTACTTGTAGTTGGTACTGCAGAAGCTGTGTTACTTCTTTTTAATTTTATAATAGTCGCCATTTAATTTCCTTTAAAAATTAAAATGTTCCGCCATCTAGTGATGTTACCGTTACAGCACCTGAGGATACTGTAAAGTTATCTGAACTAAATGAAGCTACACCTTTGTTTGATGTTGTTGCTAACTCAGCAGCAATAGTTATTGTACTACCAGAAGCACTTGTATCAATACCTTCTCCAGTTAAAAACTCTAACGTACCACCAAGTGATACAGAACCAGCAGTCGAACTTTCATCTGTAAATGAAATCGCACTATTTGATAATTTATCATTAGCGATACTACCTGCTAAGTGAGCGTTATCTACTGAACCATCTGTAATGTGTTCAGAGTCTATAGCGTCATCAGCAATTTTTGAACCGTCAATTGCGTCAGCAGCAATTTTAGCACCAGTTACATTTAAGTTTGTAATTTTTGCTGTTGTTACGGCAGTAGCAGCAAGTTGGTTTGTACCAATACCATCTGCTTTAACTCTTAATGCGTCACTTGATACTTCAATAGTTGAATCATCTACAGCAACGTTTAATGTGTTACCTGATTTAGTGATTGCGTCACCAGCAGATATTTGACCTGCACCAGAAAATTGTTCAACTGTAATATTAGTTGTTCCTAATGTTGGTGTTCCGTTATGTGTAAATACGTAACCATTATCAGCATTAGCAGTACCTTCTTCAACGAATACAAAAGCACCACCTGTAATTTCAATCGCCTCATCACCATCTGGTGTTCTTGTTAAAACGTAAGCTTCAGAACCTGAACCAACTGTAGTTACTCTATATAAACCGTTTTGAGTAGCTGTTGACTGGTCTTTTAATAATATTCTATCGTTTTGTGATGGAGTTTGACCATCAATTGAAAAAGCACCATTTGAACCAGCAGTAATTGTACCAGCGCTATTATTATATGTTCCCGCAACGTTTGCTGTTGAAGCATATCTAACAGAAGCTTTTACATCTAAACCATTAGCAACACTATCTACATATGCTTTTGTAGCAGCGTCTTGAGCACTTGATGGATCAGTTACATTTGTAATTTTACTTGAGTCAACGTCAATAACACCAGTACCTTTAGGTGATAATTTAAGATCAATGTTTGAATCACCACCTGAAGTAGCAATCTGAACACCATTACCTGTAGCAGCATTAGTAATTTCTAATTCATTTACAGCATTTGTAGTTGTTTGTAAAAGAATTAACTCATTACCATTAGCATCAGCAACAAAACCACCGTCAACAAATTTAGGTGCTGTAAGTGTTTTATTAGATAATGTTTCTGTACCTGCTAATGTAGCAAAAGAGCCATCTTGTAAAGCAGAATTAAATTCAGCAGTAGTACCTGTTAAAGTATTGTTGCCTAAATCTATTGTTTTTGTTGTAAGTGTTTGATTACCAGTAAGTGTAGCAACTGTACTATCAATCGCAAAAGAAATTTGATTATCACTTACAGTAGTATCAATACCAGTACCACCATCAAATGTAATTGTTTCACCTGTCGAAACTGAATCGTTTGAACCAGTATCAGCGGCAAGTGATAAAGTAGATACTACAGTACCGAAACTTAAATTTCCTGAACCATCTGTTTTTAAGAATTGGCCGTTTGAACCATCACCATCTGGCAACGTGAAAGTAGTTGTGGTTGTTACGGCATTCGGAGCTTTAAGTCCAATGAAATTTGTTCCGTTATTAGTACCTTCGTTTAATTTTAAAGTACCACCTGTTGAAGCGTTATTACCTATTAAGATTTCATCAATCGCTTTGTTAGTATCAACAGTTAATGCTGAATTTGCTGTTAATGTTCCATCTACGTGATCTAACTTATCTGTAAAATATTGACCACCGATTACTGTAACGTTATTTGCGTTACCGTCACCACCTGTACCACCTTCACCTATAAAGATTCTATCTCCAAGGTTACCTTGTGTCCCTGCGCCGTATGTATAGGCTAGTTCTCCAATTTTAAGTGATGAGGGTGCCGCAGTTCCTGAACTACGTTTTATCTGAATTACTGTTGCCATTTTTTAATTCCCCTAAAAGTTTCCACCGTTGAACGTTATAGTTCCTGTGGTAGTGTCTAATTCGTTTCTTGTTATAAATTTGTCAGATGTAGCATCATATTGGATTAAAGCACCGTCAACCAGAGTAGATGAATTGACATCTGTTAAACTTCTTAATTGTCTAACACCGTCAACGTTAACTTGAGCCGTTGGAGTTGTAACACTAACTTGTTGTGGTCCAGATGAAGTTGTACTATTAATTTTAGCATTGACGCCACCTGTACGATTAATTACGGCTTTTACCATAGATATATCTCTCTTTTTGTTATATTTATAATAAAACTATACTAAAGAATTAAGTTGTCACAGATGGACTAACTGTAATAATACCTTCAATCACTCTTGTTATTGTACTATCAGAAGTTTGTGTAATTTCTACGTCATAAACGTATCTAGCGGGTGCGTCAAGTGTATTCGTTTGATCTGCTGTCAATGATAAAGTAATTACACCAGTTGTAGCATCACTTGCGATTGCTGTTGTAAGTGTTGTTCTTGTTCGTGTAGAAGCATATCCCTTTGCCATTTTCGCTGACGCTGTGTAACCTGTTAAGTTAAACGCACTTCCGTCTGTATCAGTTACAGTTACGTCAGATGAAAAAGTTGCTCCCTGGTCAATCCTAAGATTTGCTATCGCCGCCATTTAATTTTTCTAATTCTTTTTTGATTTCCATATTGTAGTAATTAGTTAAAACATCAATCTTTTCAAGTTCCATTTCGTGTCTTGTTTTAGATGTTTGTAATTCTGATCTACTAAAAATTACATTACGACATCTAATTGTTAACTCAGACTCTTTATACTCTTTACCATCAATTGTTATAATCTTTTCTTCACTCATTTTCACTCCTTGTTGTTTATATTTATAAT